GATTAACTCCTTTTCCTCCTCAAAAAATAGTCGTTGGTGCTGGTACTGACAGCGGAAGCGGATTATGCAAAAACACTAGTAATACTAGTGGTCCAGATTGGGGAACTTTAACTACATGGATTGATAATCAAAAAAATACTTTAAATAATCAATGGTTTAATAATGGTGGTATTATGACTTGGATTTATGGAATTAATAGTACTATGGGATATAATAACGATTTAATTACTTTTTGGAAAAATACCAATAATCTAAATATGAATGTGTGCACTAATTTAAATCAAACTTATAATTCATTTAATTTACATGAAACTAATAATTTAAACGATATTTGTGAAATGTGTAATATATGTGAAATACCTAATGTATGTAAAATTTCATAAAAAATTTATTATTTAATCAATAAATATTGTTATTATATTTTTTTAATAAATTATTTTAAATTGATTTAAATTTTAATTACTTATTAATAATATATTATGAATTCAAATAATGAATTAGTTAATCAATTAAATAATTTATCATTAGATGAAAATAAAAATGAAAATAAAAATGAAAATAAAAATGAAAATCAAGAAAAAACTAAGAATAAAACTAAAAAAAGTAAATCAAAAACTAAAAATCAAGAAATAAATAACAATCAATCTTTAAATCCTATTGTAAAATGGAGTGGTGGAAAAAAAGATGAATTACATCATATTTTACCTCATGTACCTTCTTATGATACTTATTTAGAACCTTTTATTGGTGGTGGAGCATTATTTTTTCATTTAAAACCTAATAAAGCTGTTATAAATGATGTACATAAAGAATTAACTGACTTTTATTTATCCATTAAAAATGGTCATTCTAATGATATTTATAATTTTATGAAAGAACATCCTAATGATGAAGAAACTTACTATAAAGTTAGAAATTATGATAATACTGATTGTCTTAACAATGCTAAACGTTTTTATTATTTAAGAAAAACATGCTTTCGTGGTATGCTTAGATATAATAAAGATGGAAAATTTAATATTCCATTTGGCAGATACAAAACTTGTAATTTTGAAGACCTAAAAAACATTGAATATGAAAATTTATTAAAAAATACAGATGTTTTTAATCAAAGTTTTGAATATATTTTTGATAATTATGATAATCCTAATCATTTTATGTTTTTAGACCCTCCTTATGATAGCGAATTTACCGATTATGGATATTGCAGTTTTGGTAAAGAAGAACAAAAAATATTAGCAAATAAATTTAAAAATACTTCTATTAAATGTTTAATGATTATTGGAAAAACAGCATTTATTGAAGAATTATATAAAGATTATATTGTTGGAGAATATGATAAAAAATATAGATTTAAATTACACTCTGGACGTATTGGTGATGAAATTAATACTAAACATCTAATAATAAAAAATTATTAATTATTTTGTTATTTATAAAAAAATTACTTATTATTTGTTAATTGTTTGTTATTGTTTGTTATTGTAAAATAATTATTACTAATCAAACATCGTATCTGATATTCTATTTAATAACTTTTTGTACTCTTCTTTTGTTAAGCTTATACTGATACTTAACATATTTAAATATTGATTAACTCCGTATAAATTTTCTTTTATGTTTGTATATTTTCCCTGTATAACTTTTGGAATTTCATTATAGTCTAAATATCTTAATCCTAATAAACACCATTTAATTTGATAATTTTTATATTTTTCTTCTAATTGTTTAACTATTTCTAAACACTTATTAGATGTTGTTTTTGACTTTTCCGTATCTAAATTTATATTTGACTTAAGTTCAGAATAATATATTATTTTATTTTTTTCATCAATAAATAAATGATCTTTTTCCTTTATTCCTTTCGTATTTTTTTCTTTTATACTCTTTAAGTCATCTGAATATTGTAATATTAAATCTACTAAAAATTTTTCAATTCCTATACCTAATTTTATACAATCACTTTGTGATAAATTTTTATCTATTAAATATGATAAACTATTAAAATCTTTTTTTTTATTTGACTTACAATTCTTAATATATTCATTTTTATTTATTATTTCATATACATCATTAATAGTAAATTCTTTATCTTTATTTTTATTTTCATCTAATTGTAAATTATTTAATTCATTAACTAATTCATCTTCTTTAATTTCTGTTAATATATCACTTTTTTCTATTATTTGTTCCATAACTACTTTTTTTATTATATTATAATCAATTTTTTAAATAAATATGTACATAATTTATAAAAAATTGATTATTCTGTTATGAAATACTAAATATTTACAAAATATTTACAATGAGTTTATTATCCTTTTACAATGATGTTTTTTCTAAACAAAACTCAATTAAAGATATTATAGACCTATATTCTGATTATTCTGTTAAAGGTTTTAAATTTGAAAGATGCGCTGATTTACTTATTAAATTAGGATTTCTTCCTCAATTTAACAATAAAATACATAAACATATTATTGGAAATATTAATGAAGGTAAATTTTCATTTCTTAATGACATACATAAATATTTAGAAACTGAAAAAGAAAATAGCGGTAATAAATCAGGTATTTCTGATATTACTTTGTTTAATGAAAATGAAAATAAATATATATTTATTTCTGTAAAATATTTTCAAAATGAAACAAATATTAAAAATTATGATATTCAAAATATTAAAGCAATGATTGACCATAATAAACATATTTATACTAATTATGAAATTTTTTTACTTGTTAATGATAAAAATGAACTTTTACAAAAAGCATCAAAATCTCACTTATCTAGTACATATATTAGTAAATTTATTACGAATGAACATATTATTGACATAAATGACTTAGAATATGCTTTTTTTATTTTTAAATCTTATATTCTTAAAAATATGAATGTATTTTCTAATTGTATTTTTAATAAAAGTATTTTAGAATATAAATTTCATCAAAAATTATTTGTATCAAAAATATTAAATAAAAAAAAATCAAATAATAAATTCCTATTAGGTTGTAAGCCACGATCTGGTAAAACTTATATTGTTGCTAATTTGATTGCCGAAGATTTAAAAAATTACAATGATAACTTTAATATACTTGTAATTACTCCTGCACCAAATGAAACATCATCACAGTTTTTACATATTTTTGAAAATTATATTGATTTCAACGATTTTAATATTATTCATTTTACTTCTGGTACAATGAAAGATACTTTTTCTTTCAAAAATAAAAATATAATCATTGTTTCTAAACAATTACTTCAAAACTATATTTTAGAAAATACTATATTGTTATTGAAAAATCTAAATTTTGATTATATATTTTTTGATGAAAATCATTTTGGTGGTACTACAGAATTATCAACAAATATTATTTATTCATATTTACATACGGATACTATTGTTGTTTTTCTTACAGCTACTTATCATAAAACATTAATTCATTGGAATATTAATGAAGATTGTTCTTTTTATTGGGATTTAGAAGATGAAAAAATGTGCAAAAATAATGACTTAACTAATTTATGTATTAAACATGGAAAAGTTGATGTGTTGGGTAATCTTGAATTTTTTAATAATCCAGCTATTTTGAATTCTTATCAAAATATGCCAGATTTTGAATTTATTACAACATTATTTGAAACTAATATTTTTACAAATATTAAACAAAAAACTATGAATAGTAATTATGGTTTTAGTTTAAAAACATTGTTTTCATTAACTAATAATTACAATGAAAATCAAGAATTAATTGATTCTAAATTTACTTTTGAATCCGATGTTGAATTATTATTACGATATATTTCTGGCTCTCAAAAAGAAATAGATTTCCCTGATGGTGATAAATCTATCTTCTCAAGAATTAAAAATATATCACTTCTTAAAAATAATAGAACAAAATTATCAAATACTCATTTTTCAACTCAATTATGGTTTTTACCTTTTGGTATTGAACAAAAAATTAATGATGTTAGTAATAATTTAAAAAAATTAATGCTTAATGATAGAATTCTTAAAAAATTCGAAATATTAATTCTTAATTCTAATATTGATAAACCAGTTAAAGATATTAAAAATGAAATAAAAAATAAAGAAATAAAATCTAAAAATGACGGAAAATCTGGATTAATTATTTTAGTCGGAAATCAATGCTCATTAGGTATTACTTTGGAAAATTGTGATGTCGTTTTTCTTTTAAATGATATTATTTCTTCCGATAAAATTTATCAAATGATGTTTCGCTCTATGACTGAATCAATTAATAAAAATTCTGGATTTGTTGTCGATTTTAACGTAAATAGAGTTCTTAATACTATTTTAGATTATTCTATTCATAAAAAAGACTTATCTATTGAAAATAAATTAAAATATATTATTGAAAATAACTTAATTGGTATTGATACGGACTATTTTGTCAATAATCATACTAATAAAGATGCCATTATTAATCAATTATTAAATGTCTGGAAGTCTGACCCTATTTTCAAAATTAAAAATATTTTAAAATATTTTCAAAATACATTTATTGTTTTAGAAAATAATGATCAATCATTAATTAATAAATATTTTAATAAATTAAATCATTCTAATAATAATGTTAATCAAGAATTTTATCTTTCTAATGAAGATGAAAAACAAGAATTACAATCAGGAAGAAATATTAATTCAATAAATATTGATAATTCTGATAATAATTCTGGTGAAAATAATAATTCTGATGATAATAATTCTGATGATAATAATTCTGAAGATAAAATTGATTTAAGTAAAGATTTATTATCTTTAGTTTTACCTTTCATATCTTACTTAACTATTCATGATAATGATAAAAATGTATTAAATATGATGTATATTATTAAAGATAATCAACAATTATTAAATATATTCAATGAACAATCTTTAATATGGTGGAAACGATCAAATCTGATTGATGTTTTTATTTATTTAACAAAAAAATATATAAAGACTAATTCAGAATTATATAATAGTACACTAATAATAAAAATGACCCTTCAAAGTTTAATTGATAAACCCGAAGAATTACTTGTTTTTATTAATGATTGTTTAAAACCAAAAGATCTTGAGAAAAAATTATATGGTGAAGTTTTTACACCTATGGATTTAGTAAATGAAATGTTAGATAAATTACCTAATGATGTATGGACAAATCCTAATTTAAAATGGTTAGACCCTGCTAATGGTATTGGTAATTTTCCAGTTTCTATTTATTTAAGATTAATGAAAAGTTTAGAAACATCTTATCCTGATGTTAATCTACGTAAAAAACATATTTTAGAAAATATGTTATATATGGTTGAATTAAATAAAAAAAATTGCTTTATTGCTAAACAAATTTTTGATGTTAATGATGAATATCAATTAAATATATTAAATGAAGATTCATTAAATAATGATATATTAGATTTATTTAAAGTTGAAAAATTTGATATTATTGTTGGTAATCCTCCATATCAAAATAGTAATAGTAATAAAGGTTCCGGAAATACATTGTGGGATAAATTTGTTGAGAAATCTTTAAATAGTTTTTTAAAACAAAATGGTTTCTTATTATTTGTTCATCCTCGAGGATGGAGACAAATTAATAATAAAACAGGAAATTTAATTAAATCAAAGCAAATTTTATATTTAAATATGAATAATTTACAAAAAGGATTAGAAGTATTTAAATGTTCAACTGATTATGACTATTATTTAGTTGAAAATATTGACACATATAAAGAAACAATTGTTAATGATTACAAAAATGAAGAATATAACTATCTTATTAATAATAATGTTAGTTTTATTCCTAATCATAGTATGAATGAAATATATAATTTAATTCAGATTGTTGATGATAATGGTTTTATTAATGATCAATCTTCATATGAACCTCGTAAAAAATGGATGTCTAAAACTGAAACAGATGAATTTAAATATCCATGTGTTTATTCAATTAATGCAAAAAATGAAATATCTAAACGATGGTCAAAAATAAATGATAAAGGACATTTTGGATTAACTAAATTTATATTTTCTAATGGTAATGGTATTATTAAAGATATAAATGGAGAATATGGACTAACACAATGGGCATATGCCATAAAATGTTCTAAAAAAGATATGAATAATGTTGAAAAAGCATATAATAGTAAAAATTTTAAAAATGTTATTGATGCTATTCATCTAACATCTAATAAATATAACTATAATGTTATGAAACAATTTAAAAAAGATTTCTGGAAATCTTTTGTTTAACTTTTTATAAATTATTGAGGATTACCATTACGAGGATTACGATTATTAGGATTATTAATATAACTAACATTTCCTTCAATACTATTATTTTTTTTTTTTGAAGAGTTATTATTTAAAAATAATCTATTTAATTCACTATTATTTAATTGTTTATTTATATTTACTTTCTGATTTACATTCGTATTTAATTCCAATATTATTTTATTATATTCATCAAATAATTTATCTATTTCTGAAAATAAATTAGATACTTGAGTATATTTATTAGATTTATTATTAGATTTATTATTAGATTTATTTATACTTATTGAAACAATTAAATTACTAATTTTACTTATATTTGATGATAATAAATTATTAAAAACATTATATAAATTCATTAATCTTTCTAAAAATTTACTTATTTGATTAGCTGGTAAAATAATAATGTCTATTTTATTTTTTACAGTTTCTAAAAAAGAATTATATTTTTTTTCAAAACCTCTAATCCTATTTAATAAATTACCACTTTTATTATATTTACATCTTGTATAAAATCCAGATAAACTATATGAACCACATAAAGATGTTCTTAAATTAATAAAATTATTTTTTATAAGTTTAGATGTATTATCTATTTGCACTTTATAATCTTTTTTTAATTGATTAATTAATGAAGCATTTGTACGTTTACTGTTTCTATTTATTTGTGCTTGTTGTTGTTTATTTTTAATAACTGTTTGTGCTTGTTGTTGTTGTTGTTTCAGATTCATTTGTGCTGTTTTTAAATTTTGTTTAATTTTATCTTCTTTTTCTTTTATTATTTTTTGTTGGTCAATTATTCTTTTTTTACTTTCTAAATTAGCAATTTCTTTTTCTAATTTTAATTTATCTTCATCTACTTTTTTTAAAATTTTTTGTTTTTCATAATTATTTTTGGCGGTTTTATATTCATTTGAGTCCATTGCCCGCTGTCTTGAATTACTATTTGATTTTAATGTTGCTGTTTTTTCTTTAATCTTGTTTTGAACTCTTTCTGATAATGATCTTAAACTATTAACTGTTTGAGAACCAATCTTTGCCGTACTATTTAATATTTGACCCGCTGAATTAATTGCTTTACCCGCAGATTCAACTGACTTTGATGCTTCAGCAACACCTTTTGATGTATAACTAGCTACATTTAATCCACTTTGAGCTACATTTCCTACTGTTTCTATTGCTTTTTTTCCTGTTTCATTAACTAATGTATATAATGCACCTGGAATTTGTGCCATTCTATACAATTTACATATATTTTTTATATAAAGAATAATAATTAAATATAATTATAAAAAATATATAATAAAAATTGATTTTTATTAAATAAAAAATAAAATTATGAATTCAAAATTAATAGTTAATGACATTGAATTAGGATCATCAAATAATGAAACTATAAATCAAATAACCGAATTTGAATGTGTTATATGTCTAAATAAAATTATTAATGAACCTAATGATTTTAAGTTTAGTTGTGGTCATAAAAAATACATACATAATGAATGCATAACTAATTTAGATAAATGTCCTTTATGTAGGCAACTTTCTAATTATGGTTATTTTCAAAATTTTATTGAATCTATACAAAATAAAATTCTTTTTATTTTAAAATTATTATATTTTCCTATTTCTTTTGCTATTATTTATTTAATTTTAAAATTTATTACAACTTAATATAATTAAAACCTTTTTAAGGGTGTAAATTACTTATAAAAGAAGAATGGTTAAATAGAAAATAATTGTTTTTTTTAATAATTTTTTAAAAATTGATTTTTTTTTCATTTAATAAAAAAAAAATATATAATGTCTATTACTTATTATGGTGAAAAAGAATATGAAGCAGTTGTTCAATCAACAAAAAAAAAATGTACTAATTATGCCTATTTTACATCAAATAATACTTTAATGTGCGGTGTTCATAGTAAAAAAGATAAAAATAGAGAAAAATTACCCATTAATCCTAATAAAAAACAAATGGAAGAAGATTTACTTAAAGAAAGAGAAAAAGAAATTGAAGATAGCGCAAAATTTAACAAAGAAAATGGAAAAATAGGTCATGTAATTGTTTCTAAAATGTTTATGATGAAAAATCCTCAATATGTAAAAGGTTATTTGAATGTTTTCCCTAACTATAAACATCAGTTTAGAAAAGATGGTTTTGGATGTATGAGTTTAAGTCCTAAAAGTTTAGGTCCCGTTATTCATAATATGCCTGGATTACCTCCTGCTAATACTATTGAAAATTATCATCAATTTTCTAAGTTTTGGAAATTTGAACTTGATGAAGAAGGTAATATATTAGAAAAATATAAAGAAGAACGCATTAAAGCATATAATTCATTAGAACCTATGAGACATAAATACGATACAAAAACACTAAAACAATACAATAAAAATGTTAATATACCAGAATTTTCAATGTATTATGATAAAGATGGCAAGGAACATAGATACAATTATTTACAATGTAGATACTTTTATTGCCATTTTTATGAATTATTAGTTGTTAAAGAAAATGATTTTAACGAACTTAAAGAAAAAATAAAAAATGGAATAAATTTAAATATTTGTGGGTTTGATGGATATTCTGTTTCGGATAAACTATATGAACATTATTTAGATACTTCTAAACCATTTGGACACGAATTAGTCCTATATACCATGCTTATTGAAGAAGATTCTTCTAAATATCCATGGAATATATATTATGAAGAAAATAAATCTATTTACGAAAATGTTATTTAACTTTTTGTTTATTATTTTTAATGATTTTTAATGATTTTAAATGATTTTTTATAATTTAATAATTTAAGGATGTAAATTGATCATAAAACATAAATTAAGGAATAATTAAATTGTACCAATATTTATCATTATTTGAATAATACATTAAAAATATTTTTTTTTTCCAATAATCTTTTTTATTTTTATTATAAAAACATCTATTCACATTTGGAAAAGGATAATCATTCGGATAATATAATGAAAAATTAATTTTTACTTTAATTAAAGGATTATTCATTATTTTTTTATATAATCTTTCATTTAATAAAGAATATAATAAATTACTTTCTTTTTCTGTTATATTTCTTATATAATCAGAAATAATATAGTATTTACTATTTTTTTGATTATAATTTATAGATTTATTTATAAAAGAACGTTTATTTATTTTTTCTAATTTATTTTTTTTGACAATATTACAATTACTTGATGTAATATTTAATCGATTGTGTAAGTTCCAATATAATTTATTTATTATTTTTTCATAATCATAAAATTCATTAACAGTATATTTTTTTGAAATTTTATCAATAATTAATCTTCTGTATTCATATGCTCCAAATAATTTTTTATTTTTAGTATAATATGTATTATTATCTGTTTCTATTTCATAAAAATCTTTTATAAATATCCATACTTTTTTAATTTTTGATAATTCTATTTTAGTTAATGGATATTTAACATTTATATAAATATTATTCATTTTTTTGTATACATATAACTAATATAAATATTTTACTATTTTCTTTGGCAGATATATATTCAGAAGGTGTAAAGTATATATAACCTATAAATCTTCAAGAATATAAGGTCCATAATAATCAAACAAATGAATTGGAAGATAGGTTGAATGCAAATAAGCTTCTCCTTCTTCATTCCATTTTATTTGTAATACTTTAATTTGTACTCCATTATACCACGCTTTTTGTACAGCCTTTTTATAGATTAAATCTATATTTGACGTTTGAAAATAAATTATATCTGTACGTTGTACTACATATATTAAATTACAACTTATATTTGTAGTTAATGCTATTTCTTCCAATTCTTGTATATGTTTTAACGCCCTTGGACTAACAGGTTCATTGGCATTTTTACGATATCCATCTGGGAAATACGCTACTTTTTCATTAAATTCACAACTATCAATATATGATTGATGTTTTTTATATTCTTTTTTAGGTACATCTACGTAATATGCTAATGGTACCGTTTTTACTTCGAAAATATATTCTTGATTGTTTATATCTTTTCCATAAAAATCAAATCTCGAATTCATAAACTTTTTTTCTTTTTCTAATACTATTAATTCAGGTATGTTATTAACTAATGCTTTTTGAAGACATTGATAAGCTATATATTCCGCATTTTTAGGCTTTAATGATACATATTCTGTATTTGTTTTATCCTTTTTTGTTTCATTTAAACAACATAATTCTATTGTATAATTAGTTTTTGTATTGGGATTTGTACTAATACTTACACATACAATTGCGTCTTTATCTGATAATCCACAACATCCTAATGATGGACTATGTGCTAAATAAATATTATTATCTATTACATCATAATCATCATCTACTAATTGAATATCAGCTACATATGGCGTTTTTATTGATGATGATGGACGTTTGATTACTTTTGCTTTTATTAATTTTTCTGTTTGAAAAACTAACATTTGTTTATTATTCTTGTTTTCTTATTTTATAAAATAAAATCATTTTTTTATATTTATAATTTTATTTATTTTATATTTATAATTTTATTTTTTTTGTTTTT